TATACCAATCCCTAAATATCTAGCACCTGCGCCACCAGATGTTACATTAGATTCATATGAAACTACTGACCCTTCTAAGAGTAAACCTGCAAACAACAAAGTACCTATCTTCGTATTGTCTTTGTTCTCAGTCCTGCCACTGCGTATTATTTGGCGTTCTTTAGTTAGATTATCTAGTCCACCTCTTTCTACTACAGTAAAGAAACCACCATTTTGTTTACATGCGTCTTTAAGAGCTTTAATAAGGTAAGCACTAGGCTGTTGGGTTATAGCTGTAGAGAAGCTAGCATACATAGAATTGCTAAGTCTTTGGCCTGTTTGGTCAGTAAATGCGTTTGCGTACACAGCTACAGTTGGTTTTCTTTCAGGCGTACGGCACTCCTGCAAGTCTGTTATAACTAGTTCTTCTATTTGTGCGGATTCGATTTTCCGTATCGGAGCTATGTTATTTTCTATGGGGTCTTCTATTAATAACGAAGCGCAACTAGAAAGTAAAAGAACCGATAGGTACCGTAATTTCTGTAGTATTGCCATCTGGGTCTGTTATCTTTAAGGTTATCATTGTACCATCTTCACTTACGCTGTATTCAATAGTGTTGCCCATTAGCTCAATAATACCTTCTGTTTTAGGAGTATCTCCAAACAAAGCATCTACAAGTTGTCTTGATAACTGTGCATATATCCTAGACTCTAAGTTACGTATAAACCTAGCAAGCGTAGTGTTTTCTGCATCTCTTTTAAGTTGTTCTTTATAAGCTTTTAGTTCTGCTTTAATATTTTCTTTACGGTTAAATTCTTGATTTTCAATAGTAAGATAATGTGAGCTAGTGCCTACTCCACTAAAACTAGGGTTTTTAAAACCGTGGACTATTTGGTCTGCTTTTACATTTATTGCAAGAATACCAAAAAATAATATAAAACCTATAAAAACCATAGCTATTGTGATTCTATATTTTTCTATTTCGTGTTTATCAATCTTTTCTTTGGTCATCTCTATCCGCCTTAGCAATTTTGTTGCTATCTATAAGTTGAGGTACTCCTAGTATAGTCTTTATAAGCGTATCTTGTCTAATAATCTCATTATCCAGACTACGTATTCTATCTATCAAACCTACCAAAATACCATGTTGACTATCTAATTTTGTACCTAATCTTTCTTCTATGGCCGCTATCTGTGTTTCTACTTTCTCGTCTACAGTATCAAGTTTGGTTTCCATACCGTCAACAATACGCATTATTAATTTATATATAAACCAACCTAAACCTAGTGCAGCTGCTATAGGAAACCCAACTTCTTGTATTACGGTAACTGCTGCTTCCATTAGTCACTCTTATTGGAGGCTCCGAAATAAAATGATATTACTGCAGAAGCTAGGCCACCAAGGTAACCTAATACTAAATTAATCAGAGCCTCACTGTTCTGTTCTGGTGGTTGGAGAGTTACGAGAAAGATATAACCAAGAAAACCACCAATCATGGCTATACCTATAATTCTAGCTGTCCAATCTTTACTAAATGTGTTTCGTGCGTGTTGTTTTTCTTTAGCTTCTAAATCGTACAAATCAACATCAAGCTCTTTCATTTTAGTTTCAAATTCTTTTTCTGCTTTTTTAATTTCAAGTAACTGTTCAGGCGTAGCATTTGCTAATGCTTGTTCTATAGACTTAGGGTTGTTTTCTACTCCTAATACTTTTGATATGACATCTCCTGCCATACCACCAAACGGCCCACCTAATGCAGTTCCTAATGTTGGAGCGACTGCTCCTACTATATTACTTAATAACTTCTTCATATTTTCCAAGCTTTAACAGCTCCTCCTTGTTTGCTAAATGTTGTGCTTCTATGTCATCTTTACTTTGCCCTGTGTACGCAACAGCTAAATGATTGTCTATAAGCGCTTGGTTTAGATCTACGTCATCTGCAACGATAACGCCTAGAACTCTACCGAACTTCCCTTTCTTGTCTAATTTTGTTTGTATGATTAAATTGTCAGCATGCAGTATAGCGTCTGATAAAAACTTACCAGCTAGTTTACCTCTAGCTTTTTCATCTAAATCTCTTGTTCGTGATTCTGGCGTGTCGATTCCGTATAACCTGACACGAGACTTATATGATACGTCAAAACCTAAATCTATTATGGCGTCTACGGTATCTCCGTCTACCACTCTAGTAATTTCGCATCTATACTCGTACATTATTTACCTACTGCTTTTTGAGCTTTCTTATGAGCTGCAGTAAAAGTACTACCTTTCATCATAAGATTTTTCATGTACTTCATATGCTTTGCACTATGGTGTTTAGAATGCCTTTTCATACTAGCTTGCTGTCTTTTAGTCAAAGACTTCTTCTTAGTAGGCTTTCTTTTTGTTTTTTTCTTATATGCCATGCTTTATTCTAACGGAATTTCTACTGGCTTTCCATCTACAAACTTATATTTAGACGGAGAGTAATTTCCCTCTACTTTAGTTTCACCTGTTTTTACAGGTATATCTGCTAAGTCGCAATCAGAGGATGTGACATATTCTATTATGCCAGTTGATGTTTTGTATACTGTAAAGTCTTTCATTATGTTGTGTTGTCTATAGTTATATGCAGTTGCATATGTGTGTGATTATAAGTACCTGAAAAAAATACTCTCCAATAAACTGTTGATTGGCTAGAAGATAAACCTGTTAAGTCACCTTGATACATGTATACATAACCTCTATAAGTATTAGCACTCCAATAAATATTTGTTTCGCCACCTGAAGCGTCAACCCAGTTCGAGTTGTCAAAGGAATACTGAACTCTACCACCATTTACATCGCCAAGAACAGCAGACAAAACTGCTGTGTAAGTAGCATTATTTCTAACATTTGTAATAGTTACGGGCACAAAAGAGTCATTACTCCCTGTATAAGTAGTAGTACCACCAGCTCCTCTAATTGCTGATCCATATCTTAGTAAAGGAAAAAAACTACCCGTGTGACTTTTTATATCTGTACTAACATTATCAAAATGTTTAACGTTTAATGTGTCAGTATTTATTTTAGCTGAATCTAAAGTCCCAGTAATTTTAGCATCTGTTATTTGTGCATCCGCTATAAGAGCAGTTGTAATTTGTGCCGACGCAATCTTAGCTGTTGTGATTTGAGCGTCTCCAATCTTAGCCGTTGTAATCGCCGCGTCCGCTATCTTAGCACTTTCAATAGTTGCGTTAGCAATACGTGCATTTGTTATAGCTCCGTCTTGTATACGTGCACTGTCTATAAATACTGTACCCCCACTAACTATAAAAGGTGCTACATTAGCGTTAGTTCCGTTCCAAATTGCAAACTTATCTGCTTGAAATTGCACAAAAGATTGTGCTCCTGAGCCATCACTAGCGTTAGAACCTATAACCATACCAGCTACTGATTTACTATTGTTAGATTCTGTAGCTACTTGCAACACAAACATTGCATTAAGATCTCCAGTATGGCTAGCTGTAGTAGTATTCAATGTATTAATTGAACTAGTGTTGCCATTAACAGTAGAGGTTAAACTAGTTACGGAAGACGCAGTAGAGTTTTGTGCGTTAGTTACTGTAACAATGTCAGACTGAGCAGTAGCCATAGCTGCAGTTAAAGTGCTACCTGTAAAACTAGTGCTACCAAACAACGTAACTAAGGTAGCATCACGTCCCGCTACCCAAGCATTATTAGAAGCATTTCGTGTATATATCTGACCATCATCAGTGTCATACCATATGTCATTTAGTTGTAAAGATGACCCATCTGCTCTCGTGCTAGGTGTACCAGAAGATCTAATGACCGTGGCCGCAGCTGCTGTAGTAGTAATTAAATTATACCCGGGTAGGTCTGCTAAAGTTTCTGACAATTGCCCCATAACTTCAGCTATATTTTCTACTGTTGTAGCTTTTGTACCGTTTGTTCTATTAAATGGGCCCCTTACGTTACTGGTGCTTACAAACCTAACCCAATAAAAATAAGTTTGATCGTAGCCTACAGGGTCAGTAATTATAAAAGAAGCAGTGGTTGTTATAAGAGTTGCAGTACCTACTTCATCATCTCTAGACCTCCATACCTCTGTAAAAGCATGGTTACTATACTGAGCAGGGTTCCAATCGACTATTATTTCTGTAAAAGCACCAGAGGCCTCTAGGCCTGTAGGAGCAGGCGGAATAGTTAAATCCCCAACAGTATCATCATTAGGGATAAAATCAACAAGCCCATCAGGATTAAAGGGCCTTTCGCTTAAACGTTTTGCTAACCCACTTTCTACGAGCTCTCTAAGAGTTACGGCTCTATCTAAAGGGTCACCACGTCTACCTAATCTAATCTCTTGGGCTTCTCTCATAGACTCAAGAGTATCTCTTAATTCTCTTTCTATTTTTGGTGGGATGTTTTTTAAGGCAGGAACTTTAGTAGACATTAGATACCTCTTAATTCGTCTATAGATTCTCCTACACAGATTTCATTAACGACAGTAGCCCCTTCTACTTCTACTGCAAACGTTTTATGAACGCTGGCCGGTAAACGTACAACAGGTTCTGCAATGGCCGTTGAACTAAAACTAGGCGTAGTGCCGGTTACAGTAAAAGTACTACCCGAAGAAGCTATACTTGCATTATATATAACGCTACCATCCCCGTATACTTTTATTCTAACGGGATAAGTTTCTGCATCTACTTTTGCAAACCCAAAGCTTGTGGGTTTTGGTGGGACAAATTCTTTTGATTTCCAATTAAAAGTTAGATTTGTATTGCTACCTTGAAATTTTTTAATCGTGTTGCTTATAATTAAATATAACTGACTGTCGTCCGGATCTGTATGCCCACCACGTATTAAACCACTAGCATCTAAGTCTACAAAACTTGTACCATCAGATACTCTTGGGTCAAATATAAAACCACCATACCCGCTACCTGTAGAATAAAAACCTACATACCTTTCTTCCCACATAAAACCTGTAATAGTAGCTGGGTAGTAAGTAGCTTGCCATTGACTGGGTGTTATTATTCCCTCTGTAAGGTTTTTTACAGTTGTACCTTCAGCTGCAATTAACCCATCTGGGCTAGCATATATAACATAAGGGCCCATATCTACCATAGATCTTTTATTTAAGTTAGCTTGTGAACTTTCTATACGTATGGCAGTCATAGTGTCTGGGCCAGAACCTGTAACTAAATAAGGAACGCCTTTTGTAGTCACTAGTACACCATTTGATACTACTTTTATAGCTACTATTTCTTCTTCGATAGCTATTCTATATGCAGCTGGCCAAGCGTGCGGTAAAAAAGGTTCGCTAAAACATATACGTTTGCCAGTAAAACCAGCAAATACACCTCCAGGTAAAGCACACATACCTTTCATAGGTCCATCTGGGTACAAAGTTGTATCATCATCTGGTGGTGCAATCCAAGTAGTTGAGGGTATAACTTCAGCTAATTCGTTGTTATTTGAAGTATCTGCATAGGTAGCTGTAGCAAGCGTTACCTCTGCAACAAACTGAAATGCGGTAGTATTTGAACCGGTGTTAGATCTGTATATACGTTTTTTAGATAAGTTAGTATTTGATTTTGCACTACTAGTTTCTAGGTTACTTAAGTTTACAGTTTGATTATCGTCTGTTGTTACTACAGTAGAAGCAGGAGAAGGTGGCCCTTCTTCACCATAAGCAGTTACAAAGGTATAAACATAAGATGTTTCAAAATCTATGTTGGCGTCTGACGGACCTCCAAAAGAAGCGCCATTACTTATAGAACTAGAAGTACCATTACCTGTAGCAGAACCACTTGTTTCTACAGTAAGGGTTGTAGAACTTGGCACTGTTACAATTTTAAAATCATTATTTATTTCATCAGCTGTAAGACCATTTGTAGCGCCAAAACCCGCAAGCGTAACAAACTGACCTACGGCAGTATTATGAGCACTAGCTGTTGTTACAGTTATTACGCCTGAACCACTTGTTGTAGTTATGGTTGCATTTATTTGTGTTGGAGAAGCCACCGCTACAGTTGGAGCGGCTGTTGGGGCTGGTACACCTAATCTGTAAAAAGCATCTGGGTAAGGCGCACTACCTAAAATAATGTCACTTCTACCCATTCTAGGAAAAGATTGACCTGACCAGTAAATCGTGTCGTTAGTGTCCCCGGCAATTGGTCCACGTACGACGTCTACATCTTCGTCAAATTGTAACCAACGTTCAGGGCTATCAGTATATTTAAAAATAGTTTGTTTAGTTGTATTTGCAAGAGTAGAAACTCCATTAGAAGGGTCAGTAGTAGAATTATCTTTTATAGGAACTAAACGTCCGCTTTCTAAATTTACATCGGTTGCAGTTTGCGCAAGGCTATCTGCTAAAAGTCTAGGAGATATTCTAGGGGCTTTGCCTCCGAATGTATTAAGTTTAAAATATGCCATATTTTCATTTTCCAGTGTTAAGAACTGATTTTTGTAGTTCTACGCTCCTTCTGCCTACTTGTTTGTACCACCTACTATCTTCCATTTCAGCAGCCATTTTGTCCCAATCATGGGCTCTGCAAGCTCCTAACATATTTTTAAACTTAGAAAGCCTCGTGCCACCTAAATTAAAACACATGTTTACTAACACGTGTTGTATGTTTTCGGGTAAGTTATAAAATGCTTCTTCAGTACCAAATATGTGCACCGCTTCTGCTAAATGCTTGTTAAAGTCATCTTCATAGTACATATCAACAACATCTTGTGATACTTTTGTGCCAACTTCCCATTTGTATTCTGGATCTTCTGGCTTACAAAGATGTCCTATGCCAAGCGTTTTAAACCCTAAACTATCTTCGTATATCTCTAAAACTTCACCTTCGTGTCGTTTTATCTCAGCTTTACACTTTTCAATATCCATTTTATTCTTTTTCTATTTTAACGTTAGGTTTTATTTTATCTTCTTTTAAAATAGCGTTTAATTCAGCAGTTATACTTGCATTTGCAGCTTGCGCTAGTTTAACACTCATTGCTAATTCATTAAGGTTTTGTTGCCCCTTAAATAACACATTAAAAGCTTCTACTGCCCTAGGCGTTAAGTCTGCTATATCATACTCTTCGCCATTATAATTAATGGTTTTTATTTCATTTTCCATTTAATACTCCTTATTAAGTTATGGTTTGTTTAGTATATCCTTAAGAAAAAAGCCTGTCCACGCCGCTCATACCTATGATAAGTATGTAAAGGCCCATAATATATCTAGTATATTTTGAGTCCATAGCGTCAAACTTGACATCGCCTTTGTCTAATCTTTTTTCTATATTAGCTACTTTTGTTTGTACTTTTACTAATGTTTCTTTTGTTGTTGTCATATTATCCTTCTAGAGCTTCTACTCTTGTTTTTAAATCTGCTAGTGTAGTTTGTATATCAGAAATAATTGTTTTAAAAGTATGCCCATCTTTTTCTGAGTTTTCTGTATATATAAGTTTCTCGCCTACTAGATCTTCTACTTTTCTAACTACTTTTGCCATATCTACATTTATTGTTTGCAGTTGTTCGTTGTTACTTGGGTTTGGTCTTTGTGAATAATATGTCCAAGCTAACTCTTCGCTTGGTCCTGCGCTAATTAAACCCCAATTATGTGGTGTAAGTTGTGTATTATTATGTGAAGAATCACAAGCATATAATTCACCACCTCTATTTTGTAGAACACAAGCATTTGTCAAAGATTGTGTTATTGCTCCTGAAGAAGAAGGTCCAATTATTATACAATTATTTGTTTGCGGGTTATTTGATTGTGGACTTTCATCAGTATTAAATTTAAATCGTGAATAAGCAGCATCTATGAGAAACTGGTCTTGTTGAGTATTGGCTGAAATTGTAACAAATTTAAATCCAATAGACGTTTGACCTGCTGTTGCACCACCGCCCATAAAAAAAGATTTTATTTGTGCAGGTTGGTCTGTAGCTTGGCCAGTTCTACCCATTCTAAAATTAATTGATTGTGAAGAACCCTCGCCTCTGGTACCAAAACCATCAAAATCAATCATAGCAGTATCAGCACCTGAACTGATAGCACCATTAAAAACAAGCTTTGCATTAGCAGTATCTGTTGTGCCGATTCCTATATTTCCATCAGAAGCAATACGCATTTTTTCTGCAATATTATTTGCTGAAGATGTATAAAATATTAACTCTCCATCATCTTTATTAGTTGTATCACTACCTGTTACAGAAGCTATCATGGCAACAGTTGTACCATTCCACTTGCTTTGTATCTCTCCTATAGAGCTACCTGCACCACTTCTGTTAGCATCAAATATAATTGCATTTGAAGTATTACCAGTACTTTTTATGGTTAGTCCTTCATCTCCTGCGTCAGTATGTATGTGAAGAGTATTTGCTGGACTTGTAGTTCCGATTCCAAGTTGACCTGAACTATTTAGTCGCATTAGCTCTGTTGTTTCTGATTTGTTAAATCTAAAATCATTTCTACATTTGATAGCAGCAGTACCAGTGCTATCTTTTATTCTTATTGTTGCTTCTGCATCACTACTTTCAAAAACTGCAACAACATTTGTTGTACCTGCATTGACATGAAGATGATGAGTGGGTGAAGTTTCTCCAATTCCAAAATTACCCGAACTATCAATACTAGCTCTAACACTTCCAGCAGTTGCAAAGTTAAATCCTCTATTTGTTTGACTGTAAGCTATATAACCATCATAAGCTAAACCACTATCTCCAAAGTAAATAGCACCACTTGAACTAGCACCTGATAATATACTTATGCCTGTATTTCCTGAACCCTC